CGCATCAATATATCTTATTTCTTTAATTCCATCTGATGGTTTGTTGAAGTCAATTACTTTATGGTAATAGATTCTTCCATCAACATACCAGTTTCTAAAAATCTCGTGGCACTTCTTATCGAAGTCCATAACCTCTTTCAGATACTTAAACTCTTCTCTGATAATCTCTTTTAGTTTATCGGAAGCAGGAAGATTTGAAAGGTCTATCTCTACTGGAGAATCATTTAAGTCTGATACAATTGCTTCGTTTACAACATCTTCAATCGCACTATCGCATTCTGGGTGTAAAGACATCTCACGATATCTTCTGATTAAATCTGCTTCACTCTTATAAACACCCTCAATATCTACATACTGACCGTAGAAACCACTTGAAATATAAAAGTCTGATTTATCTTCTTCATTACGAGGAATAGGAGAAACAATCTTTTTGGACTGCTTCTCCCTATCATCTTCAAATTTAAAACCAAACAGTTTTGCCATAGTAATGTTATTGTCCTTATTCTACTATTTAGTTCTTCAATAAAATATTAAAATTGTTCTTCGGTGCCTGAACCAAGAATAGATACATTGTTTGTATCACGAGCATCCCACCATTGAACTTGAAGATCTACTGTGAATTCTTCAATAGTATCTGCTTGATCATAAGAAAGATCAATCGCACTAATGGAAGTTGGGAACGTTCCATAAAATTCATATTGTTTGAGAACTTTTATCTGATTACTTGATGATAGATCACCATTAATTTCTGCTTTACCAAGTTGATAAACTTTCATATTTCTTTGGTAGTTGGCAGGATCCAATTCTCCCGAATTGTCTTCGTGCTTGTTCATATAATTCATCCACTTCTCAAAAGAATTTCTAATCTTGAAGTCAGTATCATTAATTACTGTAATTGTCCAAGGATCAAATGTTCTATCACCAGCAATCTTAAGATTTCTTCCTCTAAAAGGAATATCAATTACGTTAATTGTTGAAGCAGGTAATTGTGCTGATTTAATTAAAAATCTAGTTGTATCCTCAACATCATTTCCACCAAATCCCAAATTAAGAGCGTCGGGAAAAGTAATTTCACATTCAAAGAGGTTAGGTCTTGCTCCACCTCCAGAAATTCTATTCTTGAAGTCGTTTAGAGTTCTAGATCCAGGTGATACTGGACCACCAGTAAATTGATTTGCCATAGTTTTTTACCTCTTTGATTAAACAGTACCGATAATTTCTTCAAAACTAACTCCTGTGCGAGTAGCAACAAAAGTCAATCCGATAAAGTTGATTGATCTTGCGGGTTTGATGTAGATATCAGCTTTGAACTGATTTCCATCAATAACATCAGGTGTGTTGTTTGACTCATCACAGACAACAACAAAATCAGTAATACCTCTTTTTGACTTAACGTCACGGAGATAAGGATCAACGATATTGATGAAGTTTGCTCTGGTAATTGTATCATTAAACTCAAAGAGTTGTGCTCTTGCTGCTCTTTCAATTGAGGATTCAAGTGTGAGGAATAAACGACGAACGTTAATTCTATCAAATGCTGAAGTATAAGAAAGAGCAGTCTTATCACCAAAGAGAATAATACCAGCACCAGGAGAGAAGATAATTGGATTAATTCTCTTTGGATAAAGAAGATCTCTTTGTGCTTGTGAAGGATTGAATGCAAGTTTAACTGCGTTATTCAATGCTCCTCTGTTTGCACCAGCAGGTGAGAACCAAGGATATTGATTGATTGATGTTCTAGCCATCAATCCAGCAACGTCAGCATTACAAGCAATATATCTGAACTGATTATTGAATCTATCATAAACGTACTTATAACCAGTATCAAATACTGCATAAGATGATGAGGTTAATGGATCAAAGAAATTAACAATGTTAGTAGTTTGAGTATCAGAGTTTGCTACATTAACAACACCTGCTCTATGTGGTGAAATAGTAGCAACACAGTCCTTACGAGTATCTGCAATTGCAATTAATTCATTTGCTTTTGCTTGTGATTCTTGAATTGTAGTACCACCAGAAGGACCACCAATTATGAAGTTGATTTGATATTCTGCTGGATTTGTAAAGTTTCTGTAACCACTAATTACATCTGCCAAAGAAGATGAATAACCACCAACATTATTAGTTCCAGAGTAATCTGTACCACCAATCAAATTGTAGGTAGTTGCTCCAATACAATTGAATGTATTTCCTTGTGCTGCTAGACCCCAAGAAGTATCAGTTGCTGTTCCAACACCAGATACTGTTGAGAATTTTGTATCAGCACCAACTGGAGCAAATCCAGGGAAAATATATTGTGAATTTGCAGCAACAATATCCTTATAATAATTTGGTTCTGATGGAGAAATCTTTGCATCAAATGCTTTGGAAAGATTAGTATATTTTTCAAGAATATTACCAGCAGTACCAGTTACTTCCCCAGTATCGTCAATAACAACGACGTGAAGTTCATCATTTCTTCCATTTCTTTGGGAAGCATATTCAGAAGTTTTTGGTCTTGGTGCGATATTTTTCCAATAAACAGTGGAATTTGATAATCCCAAAGTTTGTTGATTGTACCAATCAGATGGTGCTGTAATTACTTCACCAGAAGAAGCAACATTAAGAACTGCAAATTGTACTGTTCCTGATCCACTTGCTGCTGTACTTAAACCAAGTGCAGTTTGTGATGTACCTCCATTAATTGTTGTCCCAATTCCTACAGTGTAAGTTGTTCCGTCTACAAGAGATGAACCAGTAACTGGAACAATAAATTGTCCTGCGGTAATTGTAGTTGGAAGATTTGTACTTGCATCTACTGGATTAATTACTGTTGAACCAGTAGAAACTACACCAAAAAATCTTGAAACTGATAATTCTTCAATTTTAACTAAATTACCACTATTGTCTATAATTTTAATGTTTCCAGCACTAAATGCATCTACACTTCCTTCCGAATAAGAAGTTTCAGTAAATACAGTCGAACCAGCACCAGAGGATTTTGCAGTAACTTTTACATCAATCGAACCAGAATTAACTTTGGTGATAATACCTTTAAGAACTCCTGTTTGTGTTGTTACTTCTCCAACACCAGCAACTGACTGGGAGAAAGAAGAAGTAACAGCATATCCAACATTCAATCCAAAAGTTCCAATCGCAATTCTTTGATCTGCTGCTGCGTCAATGATACAAACTTTTAAATTATTAGCCCAAGAACCTGGATTTCTGGAAGCCCAATACCAACTACTAGCAGTTGAATAACTGTTATTATAATCTTCGGTTGATTTAATTTTTAATGTGACTGATGAAGCAGCAACTCCAGCATTTGAGTTGTTTAAATTTGTTCCATCACATCTTACAACTCTTAAAACACCACCGTAAGAAAGATATGAAGAAGCACCTAACCAATATTCGTATTGTGCGTCTGATGAAATTGGTTTTCCAAATGTGTTGAGTAAATCATTCTCTGTTTCAATTAAAATAGGAGCATCAACTGGACCCTTCTGAAAAGGACCAGCAATAGCTCCAACTTGATTGTTTGCTGCGGTAATTCCACCAACAGTCAAATCAACTTCTCTTATTCTGACTCCTGGTGATACTAAATTTAACGCCATCTGTTTCCCCTCGTGAAGAAGATCATTTTTGCCTAGAAGTATTTATAAATTGTTATTCTTCAAATGGGGAAACAATGCACGAACAATTACCAATCTGGATATTGACAATCTGTGGATTTTTGTGAATGTTTTTTTCTACTATTGATAATTCTACTAACAGTACACTCTTTACATTCATATGAGTAAGCAGAGGGAAATCCTCTTCTATTTTTTCTAGTCAAATAAAAATCATTTAGTAAATCTTTTTTTATTTTACAAGTTCTACACTTTCTTTCTTTGAAAAGTAAATTATCCAATTCAAGTTCTTCTTCAAAACTCATTATTGATATTCCCACATATAAGATCTATCTCCATATTCATCCAAATGCCACCTATCACCATCATTATCAACAAATGATGTATCATCACTTAATCCATCAGACATAAAACCAAATGGTGCCATATCTTGTTCGATTTGGTCTTTTTGATCTTCGTATATTCTTTTACGAACATCATTGTCCGTCATCTCTTTGAAATAATCCTGAACGACCAACCAAGCAAAAATCACAAGACACATTGCAAGGTCATCATTACACCCTTCTTCTGCTTCGAATGATTGACTTTTTTGAATAAAAGTTGTTAGTTCACTAATAATATCATAATCTTTAATGAGTAGTTTATCATCTTCAATAATTGTTTTTAGGTTGGAGCATCCAATTTTTTTGACCGTTTTGGACATTTTAATTCCAAGTTGAGTTTTCTTTCCAGAAAATCCCTGACCGACCATTTGGCCTGCTCTTCCTCTCATCGAACACATCAAAATATTATCGTATTCTAAATCAAAATGAAGTATACTTGATACTTGCTCTCCAATATCATTTACCTCGGCAAGAACAAATGCTTTATTGTATGCTTTTGCTATATCGTGAATGATATTTGGAAAAAGCATCGGTTTGATTTCATTATTTCTATATTTTGCAACTACCTTATATGGGAATTGACTAATATCAAATACAATAAATGCAGAATAGTCATTACTCATTCCACGAGATACATCCACAGTCATTAAATATGTGTGCTTTTCGATTGGATCTTCATAAACATCCATTCCTTTACTTCTAGTCAGTGGGTCATCATAAACCAGCATTCTGAGTTTTGATGGAGTAATCAAAGTATCAACAGACCCCAAGAATTCGCACTCAAACTCTTGTGTAAACTGTCTTTCGGAAGTATTCGCAATTGTTTGTCGTTTCCACTCTGCGTCCCGTCCAGGCACCGCAGACCAATGGACTTCTAGAGGAATATAACCATTCTTTCCTCTTTCGGCATCGTGCCAGAGTTTATAAAACATATTCATCCCATTCGGAGTTGAGATGATAATAACCTTTGTGCTTTGTCCCGAAGAAATAGT